AAAACAGCAGAGCCTATTTTAGTGCCAACCCTATGCCCCGTTTGCAAAGTGCCATCACCGGAAAGCGGGTATTTAATGCCACCCAAAGGAGCAAAGCATGAGTGAACTAGACTGCCCGCTGACCGATGATGAGCTAATCAAGGCCGTCATGACCATGAACGCCGAGCTTGCCAGAACAGGAGCAAAGACGTGGGAAATGCACATCCCGGTCGATCTTAGGCGCGACTCAGACATTCTGATTGCCGAGATTGCTCGGAGGTTTCGTGACTTGAAGGCCACCATGCCACCAAACGACGGTTGGATTCCAGTAACCGAAAGACTGCCCGATGAAAACCTCACCGTCCTAGTTTGCGAAAGGTTAGGGGTTGTTTACATTGACCGCCGAATAAACATCGGCAAACACTGGGGAAACAAAGTCGTATGGGACTATGGGGACGATCTAATCACCCATTGGATGCCGTTACCCAAAGGAGAAAAGCATGAGTGAGAAATTGTACACAGCAGAGCAGTTGAAGGAAGGCATGGTGCTTTCCGCGAAGCACCTTCACGGCGTCACCGACCTTGAACTGTACGTCAACCAGCACATTGATAATCTCCCCACCACCCAAGCGCCCGTGGTGCCTACCAACGTCAGGGAGGCGTTTTCGATTCTCGACAACCTCAGGGTGAGGTTCCGTTGTGGCCGGGTCGAGAACGACCTGGAAATACAGGACTCGATCAACCAAGCCCTCGCCGCCCTGGCTGGGGAGGTGAAGCCATGACTGACCTGAAACCGTGCCCGTTTTGTGGTGGCAAAGCCGAAGTAATTGTCACGCAACGAGAAGACAGTAATTTCATCATCGTGGGATGCAGAGCTAAAATCGGAGGTGTCCCGTCCATGTTTTGCCCTAGACCATCAATAACCTGCTATATGAAACATGATGGAACTTTCAACACAGACGGTTGGAACTCCCGCCTCGATGGTGGAGTGGACCTAGCAGAGGTCTCACGCATCATCCAGAAGGCATACCGCAACCTAGATTGGGAATATGAATGCGGTGACGAGGTTCTGTTGGTTGGCGAGTTCGGAGAGCGCCTTGCAAATAGGGTTTGTGCCAAACTCCAAACCATCCAGACAAACGCCGCTGACACCGCCACAAAGTTAAGTCTAGCCGAAAAACTGATAGGGTATGCCGACCACAACCATGGATGTGATCTAAATGGATTTAGTAACGGCAATCATGTATGCACTTGTGGCCTCACTGACATCATTAACATCGTGAGAGACACCCAGGCCCTCGCGGCCATTTCTACGGAGGTGGAACATGACAACTGACGAATATGATGCTAAATGCTGGAGAGCTATGAAAACGGCGATCAATGAAGCCTTGCCAAAAATGTCAGCCAGGGAGAAAGTGGCGGCCTCTGACATTCAATATCTTATGACCTGCGTAGAGGTTGAGGTTAACAAACGTGTGACAAAGTCCCTTGAGCCCGAGTCTACGGGGGTGAGATGATTCATTCCGTTTACAGGAGTCGCCCGAGCTTTTCGACTTCTATCTCCGACTCTTTACATAAAACGCCGATAGCGGTATCATTAAACAAGAGGTGCCGAAATGAGCGTAGGAAAAGGCAGATGCAACACAAAAGGAAAAACGAAAGCTCAACTCAGGTCAGATGGACGTAAGGGACTAACAACCCAGGACGCTAAACGACGCCAACGGACGCTTGATAACGCGGCACCATTCTGACCTGTAAAACAGTATGGAATCAGTAAATACTAAACCAAAAAGAAAAGCACCCCCAAAAGCCTTTGTTCCAGGCCAAAGCGGGAACCCCAACGGAAGACCTAAAAAAAATATGGCCATGACCGAAATACTCAGGACATTTTTAGAAGATCAAAAACTGGGAGCTGAAAAAATCGACGGCAAAGAAGCCGTTATCAGAAAAATGTTCGAACTCGCCATGACTGGGGACATTAGTGCCATGCGGTATATATGGGAACGAATGGACGGCCCAATCAAAACAGTCGCCGAAATCACTGGGGAAAATGGCGGTCCACTCATAATCAACATCGGGAAAGAGTTCGACAAGCTGTGATCGACTGGACGAAAAAGCAGTCAACTGCCTTAGGATCATTCGATCCTAAGGTTGACCATTACCTTTTCCCTGGCGGTGCCCGTGCGGGGAAAACATTTTTCATCGTGGCTTGCATTGTCATTCGAGCCCTCAAATATCCAAAGTCAAGACACCTAATCGCAAGGCACCGATACAACCATGCTAAGGTTTCGCTTTTCATGGACACCCTACCGAAAGCAGTGGAACTCATGGGAGTTAAGAGCCTTACTAAATGGAACAGAACAGATACGGTGCTGGAGTTCACCAACGGTTCGGAAATATGGGTTGACGGATTAGACTCGTCTGACCGTGTTGAGAAGATTCTAGGCCGCGAGTATGCAACGATTTTTTTCAACGAAGTTAGTCAAATTGGATTCCATGCCATTACCACGGTTCGTACTCGGCTAGCTCAAAAGATCGACAAGTGTCACAACATTTTTCTGTACGATTGCAACCCGACAGGTCGCGGTCATTGGGCTTACAAAGAATTTATTCGAGGTATAAATCCAGAAACCGGTGTTGAATACCCAGTGACAACATGGTCGCGGTACAAAAGCCTAGATATGAACCCATACGACAATGCCGAGAATTTGCCCGATGGTTTCATAGAGAACTCGCTAGAATCCCTTCCAGAAGCAAAGCGCAAGCGGTTCCTTCTAGGCGAATGGTCCGACCCCGAGGGCGTCATTTTCCAAAATTGGAGTATTATTGAATCGGTTCCCGAGGAAATCCGCAAGCGAGGCAAAAGAACACTATCATGCGACTTCGGGTATTCTGTTGACCCTGCCGTTGTCCTGGACCTCTACACCATGGGCGATGAAATCTACATTGATGAACTTGTGTACGAAACAGGGTTGACCAACTCAATGCTGGCAAAGCGAGTGCAAGGGTATGCGCCAGGGTACACTGACTTCTTTTGTGATTCTGCCGAACCCAAGTCGATAGCGGAACTCAAGGCCCATGGGCTCAACGCCAAACCCGCTATCAAGGGGCCTGACTCTATCCGTGCAGGCATTGACTTCCTTTTGGGAAAAAAGCTGTACATAACCCGCCGATCTAACGGATGTATCCAGGACGCCGAGAACTATACATGGAAGAAAGACGCGAACGAAAAGACACTACCGGAACCCGTAGCCGACTGGGACCACTTCTGGGATGCTCTCAGGTACGGTACGTTTTTTGGATCACGCCCGAAAACAACCGTACCAACTTCCCGGCCCTTCGGCCTTTGACAATCATAGAAAAAACCGTATATAGTAACATGGGGGTCATCATGACTAGCCAACAACTAGAAAAAATATGCGAAAAGATCGAATCCAAAGAAAATTGGTTCCACGAGCGCGACGCTTACGCAAAGGGGATAAACCCAGTAATCTATCAGGAGCTACCGAAAGCGGCCCCTGATTTCCGCATATCAGTCCCGTTCGCTCGCAAAGCAATCCAGCAATTTTCAGGGTACATGATGCGATCAGGAAGCATCACCTACTCCGGTGGATTCTTTGAATCCACCCTAAAACCTATTTTTGATGCAAACGACGAAGAGCTGGTATCGGCAATGGAGTTCGTTTCGGCGCTCAAGTATGGCGTGACCTACGAACTCCACTACTCCGACAACAACGGAAAGGACAAGGTTTTCTACCCTATCCCCACCAATCAAGGGCTACCAGTCTACTCAACCGACCTCAGGCCACGCCTGACGGGGTTCTATTGGCTCCGCAAGGTGGAAGAGGAATGCATTCTCACTTTCTACGATGCGACCACTCAAACTGAATGGCGCAAGCCTGAGAAGGCGAAGGATTGGAGCGCACCAGTCGTGGTTATGCACGGTTACGGCCAAGTTCCGGTCAACATAGGGTACATCTCCGACGATCACGAAAACCTTTTCGACCACGTAAAGGACTTGATCGATTTCTATGACAAGCTGGTATCCGGTGACATTGCCAACGAATCGCAACGATATGTCAACGCGCTTCTTTTGCTCGCCGACCGGATGGACACCATCACGACAGACGAATCCGGGCGAACCAGCGCCGACCGTCTTCGGGAAATCATGATGCTGGACGGCCTCGGGGATGAACCTGCCAAGAAAGTCGCGTACCTGACGAAGAACATCCCGACGGAGTTCATTTCGTTCGCTTGTAAAACCATCTATGATCATATCCACGACATGACTCCGATGATCGATCAGCGAGACGATAGCCTCGGGCAAGCGTCAGGGGTCGCAATGGAATATAGGCTCTTGCCGTTTGAGTACAAAGCCGCCGACATCGAAGCCAACTGGAGCAGATTCTTGCAGAACCGGATTTACATGATTGCCGGGGTAACAAAGGGCCTGGGTGGGGCGGTTGACGGGGTTACGGAAGTCCAGATCAATTTCAAGCGCAACTTGCCGAAGAACCTCGCCGAGATTGCCGACACCATGAGCAAGCTGGTCGGGTTGGTGTCGGAGGAAACCCTTTTGCGGTTGCTCCCGTCCACGGTTGTGCCGGACATTGCCGAGGAGCTTGCAAGGATCGACGCGACTAAACCTGACATGGCTATGCCTGTTAAGGCTATATGACACGAGATTTTGAATCCCTAATCACACAAGGATTCTCAAGAATCGATCATGCCCAGGCCTCGGTAGAAGCAGAATTAGGCATAATCTATCGTGACGCCTACGATCAAGCTGTTAAGCAACTAGGTGAACTTTACCTGAAACTAGGCGACAAGATCGACCTGCCGGAAGCTAGAAAATACAAGAGACTTGAGGCGTTGATTCAATCCATTGAAGCAGACTACAAGGGAATCACTGGTCAATCCGTAGCCATTGCTGGAAACAATTCGTATCAGCATTACAAGGATGCTTTTGAAAGTTATACATGGAGCATGGAACAAACCATCGTTGATGGTGCCCAGATTGATGTATCAAAAATTATGAAACTTAGTGTGTCATGGGGAGTTATTCCGACCGATGCCATTATCGCTAGTGTCATGTCGGAATCATCGGGGCTGAATTATATCAAGACATTCGCCAAGAACATGGAAGGCCAATTATGGAAGATACAAAGCGCCATTACCAGGGGGATGGCAACCGGGCAGTCGTACCAAAAGACTGCGAAGGAACTAGAGGTTCTTTTCAATTCCGGGTTTTCAGACGCGATGCGGGTGGTGAGGACAGAAGCCGGTCGAAACTACTCAGAAGGAAACCTACAGGCTACCGCAAGAGCCGAGGCCGCTGGAATCAAGATGAAAAAGAGGTGGGTCGCAACTTTGGATGGACGTACCCGCCATGATCATGCCGTAGCTGATGGTCAGATTGCAGACGATAGTGGTAATTTCCACGTTGGTGGTGCTAGTGGTCCCGCGCCTGGATTGATCGATGACTTGTCTCAAGTGGTAAATTGCCGATGCCGTTACATCAACGAACTAGAAGGCTATCCTCCCGATTTGCGCCGGTTTGGTGAGGACATTGCACCCTACCAAACCTTTGCCCAGTGGGCTGGCCCTAGTGGCTGGACTGCCAAAAAGGGCTGGCCGAAGCCTAAATTGAATAAATAGCATCCCTATTGACAATTCTATATTACTATATGATCATATGATCATTGGCCGGACGTGTTTCGGGCGATAGGAGAGACCATGGCACTTCAAGACTTCGTTGACGCATTGCCCGAGGATAAGCGGGAATCGTACAAGGCAGAGATTTCCAAGGCGGTAATAATCGCATCAGAGTCAGACGCCGAAACTTTCGCCGGTAGCAATGAGTTGCTGAAGAAGGCAAACCAGCGATACCGCGATGGTAAGCTAAACGAAACCAAGACGGAGTTCATGCGGAACTTCAACGAAAGAGAATTGCCGAGTCTTTTGGAACAAAAGTACAAAGAAAAGCATCCTGACGCTGACCCGAAAGACCTTGCCTATAAGGCACTTGAGGAAAAGCTAAACAGTATGCAACGCGACGGCACGTTGAAAGAACGCAAGGCCGTTGCGCTTCAAAAGTTGGCCGAGCTGGAATTGCCCGTGTCGCTTGCAGATTTGGCGCTTGACATGGATGAAACTGCCTTCGGATCGAAACTTGAGCTTCTGTCCAGCCTCAAAACCTGGAAAGAGGAAGCGGTAGCCAAGGCCCTTGCCGAAAAGCTCGGGAACCAGGGAGCCCCAAAAGGCGGCAGTTCAGCCGCTAACGTCATGAGTGAGGATGCCTTCAAAAAGCTCCCACCGAAAGATAAGGCCGCCTTTATGCAAAAGGGCGGAAATGTACAATAGAGGAGTTCTAAATGGCTAACATTTTTACGACTATTCAGCCCCAACTTTACAGTGCGGCGCAAGAGGTTTCCAGTGAGCCCTTCGCAATTGTGAAGGCAATCAATACTTTCTTCGACGACAAGCAAGTCGCTGTCGGTGATACTGTCAAGGTTCCTGTCGCCCCCAAGGCCACTACCTCGGCATTCACTGCCGCGATGACCCCGACCGCTGGTACTGACGCTACGTCTACCGCTGTGAGTGTCCAAATTTCGGCAAGTCGTAAGGTTTCGTGGAACCTGACCGGCGAACAGGTTCAGTCGCTCCAAAACGGTGGCAATGACCGAGAATGGGTGCGCCAAATGATCGCCCAAGGTATGCGCGCACTTCGAAATGAAATGGAAATAGCCGCTTATACCGCCGTTCGTGCCGGGGCTTCCCGCGCCTATGGTACTGCCGCGACTACGCCTTTTGCTTCTGACCTTTCTGCTTTGAGCAACGCCAGAAAGATTCTACAAGACAATGGCGCTCCCCTTGCCGACCTTCAGTGTATCGTGGACACCAATGCCAACCTAAACCTGTTGAACCTCGGAATCGTACAGCAAGCCTATCAGGCTGGTAACGATGCGGAACGCCGGTCAGGCATGGTTGGCCGTCAGTTTGGTTTCGCCATTGATTCCTCGGCTGGCATTACCGCCGTTACCAAGGGCACTGGTGCCTCATACGTTACCTCCGGTTCCACCGCTGTCGGCGTGACTGACATCGCGTTGGTCACTGGTACTGGCACGGTGTTGGCCGGTGAGGTTGTAACCTTCGCCGCTGACGCGACTAACAAGTACGTTATTGGTACAGGCGTTGCCGCTCCTGGTACGATCAGCCTCAACCGCCCTGGTGCCCGTGTTGTCATCGCCACTGCTAACGCTTTGACGGTTGGCAATACCGCTGTCGCCAACCTTGCTTTCGAACGCTCGGCGATTGTCGGTGTGGTTCGACCTCCGTTGATTCCCGCTAACCCGTATATCAGCCAGACCACTATTAGTGACACGGAAGGTATGACCTATTTGCTTCTGGAAATTGCTGGTTACGGTATGACAACTTGGGAGTTGCACGTCGCTTACGGATTCCAGGCCGTACAACCGGAACATATCGTCCAGATTCTCGGCTAAACGATGGCCCCTAGAGGAATCTAGGGGCTTTTCATACAAAGGGAGGAGCTATGTCCGCCGCAGTATTTGACATCGAAATCCTTCAAGGCGCTACCTTCGAGCGCCGGCTATACTTCACCACTCAAAGAATTGTCACAGCTACCGCAGGAAGCGCATTAGTTGGCGCTACTAGTATCCCGATTGTGTCTGGTGGGCTGGGCGCAATTGTAGCAGGAGACCACGTACTATTTTCAGGTCACTCTCAGGCTAAGACATACATTGTATCTACTGGGGTAGCAGACCTTTCGGCAGGTGGTACTTTGGTTCTGTCATCACCTATCACAGAAGTTGTTTCGTCGGACTCTATCAGCGTGTATACGCCAATGGACTTGACCGGAGCTACCTTCGAATCTCAGGTTAGGTCAACCGCCGATTCAACTGCCATTGTTGCCACTTTGACTGACACTTTGGCAGGTACTCCTACACTAGGCTACATCGACATCTCCTTGACTGCAGCTCAGACTGCGGCCATTCCCACAACCGGAGAAACATACAAACAAAAGTCAACCTATTATTGGGACGGCGAGCTTGTCATTTCTAGTAAAAAGTATCGGTCCTATAATGGCAAGGTAACGGTATCTCCCGAGGTGACGCGATGAGTGATACTATCATCGTTACCGGAGATGATGGTGGCGTGATCATCGTTGCAAATCAGCAAGCTGCTATGTTTGTCTCTGCCGCCGAGCGAGGGGCAGATGGTGGAGGTGGTGGGGCCGTCAATTCAGTCAACGGGCACACTGGAACCGTTGTACTGACTACCTCGGACCTTGGGATTCCTAACATTACCGATTCAATGCGAACTGAGCTTTCGGACGTTATGTCCACCGGACTAATCTCTGGCGCGACACTTTCAATCAACAGTAGCGACCATGCAAAGTTCGACATAACAAGCGGAACTGCTGTTATCGTTGACAACTTTAGCGATGGATCAGCACCAACTAGGTATATCGTTCCTATAGCAGCTCAAGTTGGCGTAATCGACCCTCACCTTGCTACGTCCGATACTGTCTACGTTGGTGTAGATATTTATGGCTCCCTTTTCTTCAAAGAGGATATTTTCAACGCCCACGAACGCCGTCAATATGCCTTGATCGGTTGGCTTGACCATGTTGGCAGGACTCAGATTGAGTTTGCATCAACGGAACCAGCCTTGATTACAGGAATAGGGCATTCGCTCCAGGATTTTTTTTATTCCTTTGGATCGTTCAATGTAATGGGGAATGAATACTCTGCAAACTCTGCCTTGACGATCAAGAGAAGTGCTGGAAAGTCGTTCAACCCAAACCAGAACTATGGAAACGATCGTGATGAACCTCACCTTATCACCAGTAACGCGCAGACTCCTTGCCCAGTGTTTTACTACTACCGAGACGGTGCTGAAGGGTGGATCAACGATACTCCAGTTCAGGCAAACCTTGACCCGAATTACTATGACGATGGAACAGGGACTCTCGCGGCCGTACCAGCTGGAAAGTTCACTATTCAAACATTGTCATTTTACCCTTTTTGGGAATCTAATGATATTCAGTATGGTCAGGGTGTTTACAACACTCTCGCGGAAGCTCAAGCGGCCATATCTCTACCAGTAGAGAACGACCCATACAATAGCGTTGACGTTTTTCGTGGATGGTTGATTGTCAAGCAAGGAACTACCGACCTAACTGACCCTACTAAAGCGCTATTCGTAACGGCATCTAAACTTGGTGGCGGATCAAGTGGCGGTGGTGGTGGCGGTACTGGTGAAGCTAACACGGCATCGAATCTATCTGGGTCCGGTGTTGGTGTCTATGATTCAAAATCAGGTGTAGACCTTCAGTTCAGGCCGATCAATGGCGGAACTCTAACTACTGTTTCCCATGTCGGTAATACTGTTCAAATCGACGTAGCCGTAACAAAGTCAGATGTAGGGCTTGGAAGCGTTGACAACACATCCGACGTAAATAAGCCCGTTTCTACGGCACAAGACACTGCCGACGGATTGCGATTGCTCAAGACTAGCAATCTATCGGACTTGCAAAGTGTATCAACTGCTAGGACAAACTTAGGGCTTGCCACGGTAGCTTCTAGTGGAGCTTATGGCGATCTTAGTGGTACACCTACAATTCCACACGCCGCAATAACTGGCACTGCTATTCTCGATTTCGGATCATTTCCAGGGTCTAATACAGCATCGGTAGCAGTGACAGGTCAAACGTCTATTCTGTCAACAGATATACCTAGTTTGACGGTAGATTATTTGTCTTTTGACAGTTATACTTCCGAGGAAGTTCAGTTCATGGCAAGCAAGATTTCGCTAAGTTGTCTTTACCCTACCAATGGCGTAGGGTTCACGATTTACGGATTTTCAGAGGAAAAATTACAAGGCCGAGTTCAAATCGGTTGGGGGTACTAAATGGCTATTGCAGTTCAACAGGTTGGATCGGGTGGAACTATCTCGGAAGTTAAGGCCGGAACAGTTCTGCCTACCTCGGCAGATACCGCGCAGGTTACCGTTTCACGCCCTGATGACCCACTTCTCACGGCACTTGTTCAGGATACCTTTATCACTGGGCAGGGTGGACAACTTGCGTTAAACAATAACATTGCACTAGCCACGGCGGGCACTAGCTCGACGGATTGTACCAACTTCCGATCTATCGGGATTCAGATTGTCCCTGCGGCTGGTACTGTGACGGCAGGTAACATTACCTTTGAAGGATCGAACGATAACACGAACTTTGTTTCGGTTCCTATGGTCGATATGGCAACACCTGCTAACCAACCAATCAGCACATATGCCGTTGTGGCCGCGACTCCACGGTACTTATACACCAACCTTTTCTTTCGGTACTTCCGAGCCAGGATATCGACAGGCGTTACTGGTACTACTACCGGCTTGCAAGCTTTTAGCGAACTAATGGCCTATCCTCTGACAAATATGCTTCAGAACGCTCGACTTTCGGACGGAACCAACCTGACACCGGCTGGTGATGCCGTGGCGCGCGGTATCTTTGTCAAGCCAAGTGACGGTACTACTGCGGTGGCTATCAAGGCCGCGTCTACTGCCGCTGTAGCGGCTGACCCTGCCATGGTTGTCGCAATTTCCCCAAACAATAACACCAATGCCCTTTCTTTGTGGGCCAGGATTGGTGATGCGACCAACGGTCCGGCGGCAGTAAAGGCGGCCAGTACTTCGGCGGCGGCCGCTGACCCGGCGTTGACCGTTTCACTTTCTCCAAACCTTCCCGTCCCTACTGTCCATACCCTTGAAGCGGCGGCCACGACTAACGCCACTTCGGTCAAGGCTTCTGCTGGCCGTATCACGGCTCTCGTTCTAACTTCGCCTTTGGTGACTGCTACCGTGCGATTCTTCAAGCTCTATAACAAAGCGTCGGCACCAACGGTAGGAACTGATATTCCTGTCATGACCGTTCCTTTCGTTACCGCAGCGACTAACGGCGGATCGGTGAGTCTCAATATCAGCGACCTTGGTATCTACTTCTCTACTGGTATCGCATACGCTATCACAGCACTAGCCACAACGGCAGACACTACGGCTGTTGCCGCTGGCGAAGTCAAAGTTTACATGAACTATATCTAAGGTGGCATAATGGCAATCATCGACGTTGACACCACAAAGACGCTTCTGCAAATCTCGGGAACGGCAAAAGATGACCTCATCGAAACGCTAATCCCGATTGTGGAAGATGACTTCATTACCTACTGCCGAAACACTTTCGAGGTTGACGGTGTTGTCACCTGGCCAGCCGGAACCAAGATCGTGGCCGCCCGCATGATCGGTGAACAAATGGCCGAGACTGCTGGCGGGGGTAGTTCTATTGGAATGGAATCTGAGAGTCAAGGCGGATATTCGTATTCACGGGGCAGTGTTCGGTCTGGCAGTAAGGGGCTTTCGGGATATTCGTCTCGAACAGAGGCTATGATGGCCCAATGGAAACTGGTTGGCGTGGTGTTTGCGAATAAGATGCAGAAATATAGAGATAGACGAGGTATGACCGTAGGGGCTCTGGCAGAAGGCAAATCTTGGCATGGGTATGAGGACCGCCCGCTGTGAGAATGACTCGACATGATCGTCCCATGAAATCGTATAGCGTGACTCGCGCCCCCAATGCAGAAGGTATCATGGTGCCGACGATTACCTTTATTACCACTTTTAATGGCGACCTGCAACCGCTTGCCCGTACAGCTTCCCGCCGTGCTGAGTTCGGCCTTGATTCAACCGAAGCCAACGCGAAGGTTATTTTTTACGACAACGATGTTGTATTGACCCAGGGAATTGTTGTAGAGGATCAGGCCGACCTTAAACGATACATGGTATCTGGCCCGCCTAATCTTTGGCCTGCCCACAGTGAGGCCATTATGACGGTGTGGAATGGCTCGTAGACTTGTCTCACAAAGGGTAATGTCTGAACGTGACAAAGACTATACTAACCTCAAGGCGCAAATACTTCAACAGGCATTTACAGCGGTAGGAATAGAACTCGATACCTTGCTGAAAATAGGAATCGAGGAAGCTTGTATTTTTGTCGAAGGAAAAGCCGCCGCACTTGCTCCAGTTGATACTGGTATGCTCAGGAAGTCTATAACCCACAGAATAATTGATAGGGTAGGCTATCCAGTTGGTCAGGTAGGAACGTCGACAGAATATGCCGCTTATCTTGAGTTCGGGACCGGTATTTATGCCAAGAATGGCGATGGTAGGAAAACACCGTGGGCATACAAAAACGATAATGGTAAAGTGGTATGGACTCACGGAAACAAGCCACAGCCATTTTTAACCCCAGCACTTAATACATCTAGATCATCAATAAAACGAATCATTGAACAGAGGTTGAAAACAGCCCTATGATTGACCACAATACCGCCTTCCGTGCCGTGTTAATCGCCGCTACTTCGGTGACTGCCCTAGTGCCTGCCACTAGAATCTATAAAACATGGTATCCAACATCGCCAACATTTCCACTCATAACATATCAGAAGATCAATGATTACAACGATGACATGAACTATTTTGACAACGAAACGAAATCAGAGAACGTGGAAATGGAGTGTCATGTATTTACGGCGCCGAATACTTCGACGTTTGCAATATCCAACGCCATTGACACAGCGGTAAAAACAGCGGGGTATAACCGAGATTTTTCCTCTGACCTTCAAGACCCTGGAGATTATGGTCATACCGTTATGCGGTATTCTAGAAGGACTTTAACAGTATTCTAGACTTGACTTTATGAGTGCATGAACATATAGTAATATCGACCGGGCGAACCCGGAAAAGGAGCTACCATGGCTACTACAAACCCCGGTATCGTCGTTGGCGTTTCCGGTTTCGTCTACAGTCTCTTGACCGACGGCACTGATATTTCAGGTGGAACGGCAACGTATGGCACCGTTTACCCCATCACTGGACTCAAGTCCGCGAACTACAAAGCCGCCGGGTCTCTGTCACGATTTTATGGCGACAATGGTGTTTTCGCTTCGAGTGAAACAACTGGGGATCAGTCAATCTCTATTGATCTTGCCGACCTTCCTCCTCAGGATCGCGCGCGTATTCTAGGACACTCATACGCCAACGGACAGATTGTGCAGGCTTCCACCGACGTTTCCCCCTATGTTGCAGTGGGATTCAAGTTGTCTCTCGACGGTGCAAACGGGTATGTTTGGTTCACCAAGGTAAAGTTCTCGAAGCCGGACCAGGGCGCTACCACTAAGGAATCAAGCGTTAACTACCAGTCTCAAATGATTGAAGGTGCCGTTGTCAACCTAATCTGTAACAGCGCCTACCGGACTACGATCCGTACCGACGACGCTTCGGCTCCTGCCGCTACCTTGACCGGATGGTTCACAAACCCTGTCATCAGCAACAACGTTGACACTACGGCCCTGACCGTTGTCATCACTGCCGGCGCTGGAGCGACAAAAACCATGCTGGCGACCTTCTCGAAGGCTTCGGCTTCGGGCTCTATTCCGTTCACCATTCCGACAGCTTCGATCACAGCGATTGCTTCAGCCCTTCAAGCCGCAAAGGTTTCAGATGGTTCTACCGCTGGACCCTTGAGTGCTGTAATTCTATCGGCAGGCACGGGATTCTCGAATAGCACGGTTACGGTAACTATCACAACCAACGTTGCCGCGACTGCCGTTTACAACTTGATCGCCGCTGGATCGGCGATCAAGGATGCGTCTGGTGTTTCCGTTACTGCCTATTTCTCTGGCTCAGTGACTACTCGGACCTAATGACCTGATTCACGGATTAACGGGCCATGGGTATTCCTCATGGCCTTATTTTTGGACTAGGGAGACATGATGGGTGAACTTGAAAGAATCGAAGCGCAAGACGGGTGCATTGAACTAGGTGGCAAAGAACGCAAGATGGTTTTTGGAATGAAGGCATTTCGCATCTTGCAAAGGGAGTTTGGCAGTCTCGAAAAAGCCATGATGGCGCTCGCTAACATGGGATCGGCAGGCGGTCTTGATCTTGAACTTTTAGTCACCATTGTTTATGCCGGGGTTTCGATTGACAAGGAGTGTACGAGAGATCGAGTTTCTGATTGGCTTGACGAGATTCCGACGATGCAGGATGCCATTGCGCTTGTCTTGACCGTTGCCGAGGCTATCCGGCTTGCTTCCCCGGTTGCTAGTAGCGACCCTACGAGCCCGACCGAGAAATAAGCGAGTGGCCATGGGCGTACCTTTACACCATGGCCACTGTCTATCTCGGTCGGAGTGATTTACAGTTCTGGGACATAACCCCTCGTGTTTTGATTTCGATGATCGACGAGTGGAACAAGATTGAAAAGCAAAGGGCAAAGATTCAGGCCGTTTGCTACGCCGCCCTAATGAACGGAAAAGACCCTGACGAGTTCCTGGGTGGACGGGAAGCAAAGAAAGTTACTGAAGCGCAAATGAAGAAGAATGCCGCTGTGTTCTTTTAGGGGGTTCTATGGCTATTCTCGGTGAACTGCTAATAGAAATTAACGGTAATAACTCAGGACTGAATAAGAGTCTACAGGACGCTGGCAATTCTACTTCTAAGGCTGTCGATCAGATTGTTTCAGCCCTTGGCCTAGCATCGGTCGCATGGGGTGCAATGAGTCTTGCAATCAAAGGCATCAAGTTCGACGCCATGATGGAAAGCGCCCAAGTCTCTTTTGGTATCATGCTCGGTTCTGCCGATGCCGCGAAAAATAAACTAGCAGAATTGAAATATCTAGCCGACCATTCGCCAATGACATTTGCCGGCGTTACCGCCGCCACCACTACTTTACTTCAGTTTGGTATCGAAGGTTCTAAGGTTGTTTCGACCGTTAAAATGCTAGGCGATGTAGCTGGTGGAAACGAAGAAAGGTTGAGCCGGTTGGCACTAGCTTTTGGTCAAATCTCAGCAAACGGCAAGCTCATGGGCCAGGACCTTTTACAGCTCATCAATGCGGGATTCAATCCACTTCAAACGATCAGCGGGAAAACAGGCGAATCCATGGCGGAGCTTAGAAAGCGCATGGAAGCCGGAGCGATTTCTTCCGACGAAGTGACAAAGGCGTTCGTGACTGTTACATCGGCTGGCGGTCGATTCTTCGGTATGTTGGATGCAAACGCTAAGACTCTTGATGGTTCATTTAGCACATTACAAGATGCAACAGACACTTTCTTGGGTAAAACTATGGAAGCGTTTGTTGGTCCGCTCAAGACCGCAGTGCAGGGATTCACGGTGGTTCTTAATGTGATACCAGGGCAATTGTCTGGGATTACCCTTGCAGTTGTAGGTGTTACTGCGGCTGTAGCGATTCTCGCCGCCGGGTTCACCGCCCTTACCCCTATCATCGCCGCCGCATGGGCAGCGTTTGGTCCTATAGCAATTATTGTAGCAGGATTGACTGCTCTCGTGGCTGGAGTTGTTACAGTAGGGAACGAGTTAGATAAACAAAATAAAACCCACCTAGCTGTCATGGAGACAAAATATAGAGGTATTCTAGCTAGTTCGGTATCACACACCAGGTCGATGAATGATCTAGTCATTTCTGCTAACAAAGTAACAGGACAATTTTTTTCGATGGTTACTTTGGGGACGGATTTCAATACAGCGCTTACCAAGACAGCGGAACAGTTAGGTCTAACTAAGTTTCAAGTAGCGACAATTTTACTCGACTCTAAAGGTCTGTTAGATACGGAAAGGCTAAGTCTTAGTACGTGGATCGAACACAATAAACAGGTAAATCTCGGCGTCGCCAAGATGGGCGACTTCAGAGATGTTTTGGAGAAGTCTTCTAGTGAGGCGGCAGGGCTTGCCCTAGCAGAAAAAAAACGAGCGGACACTGCTGAAGGTATTAAACAAGATTATTCTAATCAGCTGGGATTCATTGCCGATATCATCCAAAGCTCAAAAGACCTATCAGCACTGGACGACATCGCGCTCGCGGAAAAAGCCGATGGCATCAAGAATGTATACGCGAAACAACTAGACTATATTGCCGGGGTGGTGAGTGCGACCAAGGAACAAGTATCCGAACGCGAGGCATCCGAAGCCAAAGAATCTACGGCACGTCAGATTGTACTTGGATACCAAAATCAAGCGATTAACAACCAGATTAAAGCTAATGACCTAGAGAAGGACTACCTAGCATGGGTGACGCTTTCAAAGGAACAGACTAAAGAGATCGTCAAGGGCATTGAATTGATCAGCGCAGGGGCTACTGTTATGGGTGCCGCTTTCAAGAAAGCTGGCAATGAAGACATGGCCGATTTGATGAATAATCTAGTCAAGGCTGGCGGGAATATTGCTAAACTATTTGCCTCTGGTGGTTCTGATATTGGCGCATGGGTTGGGCTTGCTGTGCAGGCTATCGACGTTGTTGGTGACACCGTTCTAGGATGGTTCGGTATCGAGACTGGCGCTCAGAAGAAAGCCCGTGAAGAACGCGCCAAGGCTGAGGCAGAATATCAGGCAAAACGCGCTCAGGCGGCGGATGCTGAGAATAAGAAGTTTGAGGACTACGGCAAGAGTCAAGCCGAGATTCTAAAGTCTAGCTATGAAAAAGAAATTGCTTACGCTACGGCTATCGGTGCCAGCATCGAGACCAGAGGAAAGATCACTCAGAAATACAATGATGATCAAGAAAAGTATTTCCAGGAACAGAAAAAACGGGAAAATGAAATCGCCAATATTCAGGCCGAAAACATTGCTAAACGGGCTAAAGACCTTTCTGATTTCATGAATCAATATTCCAAGGATACCAGGAGCAGGATGGTTCTAATCCAGGAAGAGGAGTCGGTTGCGTTGGAGTCTGCCAAGGCTCTAGGCGCGAGTTATGAGGATAGATTGAAGATACAGAACGCATTCGCTGAAAAACTATCAGCAGAGTTCAATGCCCAGCAGAAGGCGGTGCAGGATGCGCAAGTTGCATACCAATTAAAGGTTACAAATGAAATTAAAGACCAAAAGGCTATCGCCGACAAAGCTAAACAAGATATAGCCGATAGCTATACAAAAGCCGGGTCAAATATAAGTTCTTTGATGATTAGTGGAATGGACAACGGTAAAAACATTGAAAAGTTCAGAGAATCGTTTCTTTCCATGATGAAAAAAATGGCAATCGAAGCGACTGTGATGTCAGAACAATTCAAAGGAAAGTTTGCTGATATTGGGAAACTAATAACATCAGCGCTGAGCGATGGTATTTTCACAGAAAAAGAACTCGGTCAGATTGATATAAAAACAAGCGCGTTGTTTTTGGAAACCTCAAAGAGTACTAGCCTAATTAACGATCTTTTCAACAGGGCTAGTCTTAGCGATACGCTTGTCGCAACAAACTCGCAGAAT